AATATCATCTTCTATTACCGGTGTAAAATTCACGTAATTCGCATCATAAATATGTCTATCCAACAATTCCTTTTCAGAGGGAAAGCCTTTAAGCAGCTCAATCACATCAATACCTGCTTTCCTAAGTAAACGCGTCATATACATCTTATCACCCACACTACGTAGTATGAATTCATTATATACCTGCTCCATAGTTCTACCTCCTAACTCAACTTCACACTCACGAAACATGAGTAGAAAGAATTGGTAGGTTACTGGATTGGTACCCAATCCATCATACACATTACCTAGTGCGGATAACAAATAATCCGCTAAACTCATAGGCTCACCTTTTCCATAGGCATAGTTCATTATTTGTTCTGACGTCGGACGCCATGGCAACACATCCGGAAGGTCTGAGCGCAACTGATTCTTTATAAAGCGCCTCTTTAAAAACTTAAGACCCGCCTGGGATACTTCTCCCATTGCGTTGGGGACTGTAAGAAAAGGTTGATTCTCCGTAACATCTCTCAATTTAACACCAAAAAATGTCCAAAGCCACTTTGCAAACTCCGACTCACAAAGAATCGGGTGCAATAACCTATGTATGGCCTTATTATGATCATCACCATACACACAAAACTGTATCAACCCATTCCTAAAGGCCCACTCCATGGCAGGGGCTAATCTTGGAAACTTATCCATTTGATACTCAAAAAACATCCAAAACCATAGTCCCATTATCCACGAATTAGCGTGAGACGTCTGAAACACTCCAGAATCAAGTGTTCCAAACACAAGGACCCACACGCCATCATACAGATGAACAATCTTCATGTTTAAGTACTTACAAGCCTCATTAACAAAAAAATTAAAAATTCTTGTATCCTCTTCTGTCATATTCGCAAAGTCAAAATAAACCCTAACGCCTTGCGAATACAAACTGAGGAAAAATGCATTAATAGAATGGTCCATGGTTTCCACATCACCGTCATCAAAAACCATATTTGGATCATTGTACCGCAATTGGTCGGCATAGCTTTGTGCTCCGCCATGCCACCAACGAAGACCGACTTTTATCATTTTTCCTCTCTCGATCTTCTGACGGTACCCCTGAACCATGGACGCCAACGCATAATGCATAAACGTACCTATCCAATAGAATCTCATCTTATATTTTATACTCTCCTGCTGCTCTGGTGTTGCCATATACTTCTTAAAAGTCTCATGCTTTGGAACAACATTTCCTGCTTGCGTCTCTATCTTAACCAATTCACCTTTTTGAATCCTGGTTATAATGTCATCTAGACGTCTAGTAAGATAATCCAACTGCTCCAATTTTCTACCAGTAACACCAATATTAACCGTTTCACCACCTTTTTTAAAGGATCTATTCGGACCCGCCCTCAACCCACTGGACGAGTTCAAAGGAGGTGAAAAGTTTTTAAATGCCTGAGCAGCTGTCCACCTTTGAGTCCCATAATATTTTTTGACATCCATATAGGTTGCCATTCTATCTGTTGACCGAAGAAGGATATTTGACATCATACTACTCGCAGCTGAGCTAAGGTTGCGAGTAGGGTAATCAAACTTCTTAACAGATCCAACGATCTTTCTGCAGTTTAAATTACCAATTGAGTGTACTATGTTTCTACCATACTTATTACCTGCGAAAGCATTATTAAAAAAAGACAACTTTCGCATACATAGATACTTCAGATCAGGAATATCCCACATCTTCCCTTTATCCACAGATTTATACATGGGTTCCTGAATCCAATCAATGCCAGGCATCTGAACAATTCCATCACACTTATATTGCTTCCAAACATTAAGGTGCATCTTCTTAGGGTCTACATCAGTGAGACAATACTTCTTAAAATACATCATATCCCACTTCTTATACGCATTGAGAATTGTCGCTGGAACAAGCGGCAACTCACACTCGTGAGGTCTACTTTGATAAGAAAACAAAGATCTCACAGGCTGCATATTTCGAGAATTACGAACCACACCTATGACCTGGTGACGAATATAATCTCTATCTGTGTCATAGTTTGTGATGGAAAGTTGATTCCCTGAAAGACAAAAATACGATTGCACTTGCACCATAGCATAGCGAAACATATCTAACGTATCTGCCCTCTCACCCTCTCGAAAACGAGGAGAAAGACAAGTAAACTTGTCAAACACGGGATCAACAATACTCAACCTGAGATCACACTGGCATCCATCCGGACTATCATGCGTACACCTAACTCCCTTATATTCATATTGAAATACTACTTTATTCATTCTAGTTCGCCTAGTATCAAACAAATAGGCGATCACTGAGGACCTGAACTCGTCAAGAACTCGCCTCACCCTGAATGTAAAGTTGTTAGGATACGTTGAAATTAATTAGGACACCTTCGCGTTTACGCAGGTTGGTG